TTATTCGTTCGAATTTTCCTCTTTGGCCGCCTCTTTGAAAAAGGGATGATTGCTCAACATTTCGGCGTTCTCCTGGGCCGAAACCTTGATGTACTTTAAAAAAGTGCTCTCTTTCGTGTGTCCTGTGATCTTCATAATGGCGATGGTCGGAACGCCTGCTTTATAGGCGTTTGTCGCAAAGGATCGCCGGGCTGTATGCGAGGAGACGAGCTTATATTTGGGAAGAGTTCGTTCTACGTTTTTGCCTCCTTCATTTTTGTTGACCATCACTTCTTCGGTAATGCCCGCCAGTCGGCATAATTCTTTGATTTGCCCGTTGAGTTTCTGATCGCTGACCGTATCGGTCAGGTTGAAGCCGCCGGATATAATATCGCGGACTACCGGATGGATCGGAATAATTACAGGCGTTCCGGTTTTTTGGGTCTTGATAGTGATATATTTTCCCACGTGCGCATCGCTCAGTCGAGAGAAATCCGACACCCGTAGGCCCGTGTAGCATCCGATCAGGAACAGTCCGCGAGCTCGTTTCAGCGCGGCGATCTTCTTGTCCATCCAATCCCCGGAAATGGGACTATCGGGGTCCTGAACCGTTGCCGGAGTAATAGGGAATTTGTATATCTTGTCAAGCTCTTCGGTGGTGAGATATACAGCATCGGCAGTATCTTTGGGCGCGAGGAAGTCCCGATGTTCCGTACCGGTCCCAGAATGCAGTTTATCGTAGATTTTAGCCTCTTTGTATATCTGCTTGATAACTTTGACCACATTCCCGAAATAATTGCGCGAAAAGCCCTGAGAATAGAACCATTCCTGAAAGCGATTGTAAAAGTCGATGTTAATGTCGTCGAAAGTCAATCGATGCCGACGGCACTTCTCAAATTCGCGAAGCTTGTGAAGAACCGTATTATATATTTTCAGGGTATCTATCCCTCGAACGCCTTTATATCTGGGGATATAGGTATATTCGAAGTAGTCGGCAAAGTAACGCTTCTCATCGTTTGGCTTCTCTTCCTTGATCTCACACAATTCTGCGATCTTCTCCCCAAATTCTTTTACGCTTGGTGAAACCCGCAAATCGGTGAAGTGTTTCACCACCTTCTTCCCGATCTCCTCCCAGCGGTCGATCTCGTCGTTTATCGGATTCCCGTCAAAATCCGACGTTACTTTCGCCCGCTTCTTGGCTGCGCTCCAGTATTTCACGGACACACCAACTCCGATGCTCTTCTTGTACTGTTTTCCGTACAGGCTGACGAGCATCACGACCGTCGCTTTGGGGCGGTTCTTGTTGGTGATTGTGAAGGTGATCATTGCGGTAGAATATAGTCAGGAATTCCTACATCGGACCATTTTTCAACTCGGGTGAAAATAAGATCGTCATATTGTACCCATAACGAAGTTTTATCTACGCGGAATTCATTGAAAATACCTCCGCAAGAAGGGCAGTTTTCACCTGGCCTGATTGGATGGACATAGTCTTCAAAACTACAACGTCCAATTTTACCCCCATGGATTGCATAGCGAAAAGTTGATATCATAGGGTTAGGGGTGCTATTCCCAGATTTATTATATGTCCCTGTGGCTCCTGTTCCATCAGCCCTAAAAAGGTAGAAATCGTAAGATTCAATTGTTCCAGGATTTTGGCGCACCCACTTGCCGACGATCAATTTTCTTAAAGCAGAGTCATCATCATCCTTTGAGCAAGATGGAAGGACCAATAGCGACGATAGCAGGAGTATGAGGCAAAATTTCATTATTAACTATTCTTGTGCAAGGTATTCAGCTATTGCCGATACGGTCAATAATATAGCCCCGAGACCTAAAGAGCCTAACGCCGGGCCCAAATAGGTACAGACTACTATAAAATCTTCACCGGCAAAAAGATTGTATAAACCAATCGCTGCCGAAATGACGCAAATAGCTATAAAGACATACCCAACTACATTCGATAACTTTGCAGTTGATTGCAGGCTCTTGACTGTTTTTTCACGTTTCATAATAAACTCGTATTATTAATACATCTTGCAGGCGGCAATGATTTCCTCTTTATATTTATAGATGTCATCAAGCGATTCAAGCAAGTGTTTTGTGCCCTTCTTCTCTGCATCGAAAGTCTCAATATATTTATTCGAGCTATTAAAGTGCAGACGGCAAATCGGCTTGCGGTTATTGTCGTCAAGCAGAATGCCAAAATAGGAAATAGTATCACGGTAAACGATTCGGCAAATGTCGTCCATTTCGGGGTAGAGAATGGACCGAACAATGTAGAACCCCTGCAATTCCTCCTCGGTGGTCACGATCCGGTTGTCTTCCGTTTTATCTACGGCTTCCGGAGCGGTATCGGCCTCGGTTTTAACCTCTGCTTTATTCTCTACCACCGTATCGGCCGAAATCGCCGACTTGAGCCGCTCGTTCATATAGTCGTTGGTATATTGTGCGAACGCCTGTTTGACGATAGCCCGGAATTGCTCCATCACTACGTCGTTGAACCGACCGGGGTAGATCGGACGGGCAAAGTATTTGACAAACTCATCACTCGGTTCGTTGACCTCTTTGACGATGGCATTGCGGATTTCATTCGTATACTTGAGCTCGCTGGCCGTATTAAGAATCGTATCTACGTCGAAATAGCTTTTGTGGAACTCGCGGAGTTTGTCGACCTGGGATTCCCGATACTTTTCCATGTTGAACTCGAAGAATGGCTTTTCATCCATTTTGTTCTTTTCGACAAGGTCGGTATAGAACCGATAGACGATGCCGTTGGTCAGAATACCGAAGCGGGCATTGGACACATGAAAATAACGGAAAAGCTGCCCATTGTGGGAGTTAAGATCGTCTTTCCAGAGTTTGCATTCGATCAGGATAATCGGCTGGCCTTCTTTGTGGATAGCATAGTCTATCTTTTCACCTTTTTTGATACCCAGATCGCAGGTAAACTCGGGCACGACCTCCGTGGGATCGAATACATCGTATCCGAGTGTCTGGAGAAAAGGCATGATGAAAGCCGTTTTGGTGGCTTCTTCCGTTTGAATGTTCTCTTTAAGTTTGGTGACGCGCTCGCTCAGGAGTTTGATTTGGTCTTTGAAGTCCATAGTTTTAGGAGTTGTAGTTTGTATCGCCTTATAATATATTCCGTTTAATCACTCCTGTTACTCGCAACAGTCGTTTGACATCCTCGAAAGGTATATCAAATTCCGGGTAAAAATATTCTCCGGTCATGGGGCCGTTTTCATGCTTCATGTGGTTGTCGCTCAAGCAGCGGAAGGCTGATTTCTCCTTGTTGTAGTACAAGCGTTTCAGAAATCTGTTTTCTGCGGTTTCAATAACATATACCGTTCCCGGCTCAATGAAATGTTCTGTGTATTGGCGCAATCCGACGACACAGCCGGCGGGGTAGTTGGGGACCATGCTGTTGCCGTAGACCCGCATGGCAAACTCACTGTCTTTCATTAGTCCTCCGATTTCGATCATTCCGGCAGGTTGCGTCTGCGTCATTTCCATTCCGTACGCCGTTCCGGCCGCCACTTCGGCATCGTAGTAGGGGATAACCCTTCCTGTACTGATTACATTTATGTTTTCAGCGACAACTGGACTATCTGATTTAAGCATTTCGCCATCGCCGGTCAACAACCAAATGCGATTGATGTCGGTGTAGTAGTTCAATATTTCTTCTATAACCTTGTCGGACAAATCGCGGCCTTCTTTGCGGGATTTTCCGATAACCCCGACTGTTAGACCTAGCTGAACAGTCACTTTGTTGTCGTTTAATCCGCTATATTTCATGTATTTATCAAATCTATCAATGCGTCTCATTACTTTTATGTAAAAAAGTTCTATATTTATTTGGTTTATGTGTAATATAGTTCTATATTTGCATTGTGAACCTCCCCAATACCGCAAAGATACGGCGACAATTCACACGATGAAATAGCAAATATATATAAAAAATTTAGAAGAAATGCAATATCCGAAGTCGAAATCATTCAACAAAGGGATGCGCGAAGTAGCGCACGGCAAGTATCAGGCATTGAAATCAGCGCTGATGGCAGCTATTGGTATCAGCTCCGAACCGATCTGGCGGAAGTATCGCAACGGACAAACAAAGTATCTCGACATTGAGGTAGCCGAGCGCATTGAGCGAACTTTTGCCGAGTACGGCGTAAAACAGCCCTGGGGGGAATAGAGTATGTCGCAGGAATTAGACTATACGATTGAAGTCGGCCTCTCTGTTTTGGATGCCGACACGCTGGAAGGACTATCGGAGAAACTCAGCAAGGCTGAATCCGAGGGAGGCGAAGTCAAACGGGTGTTCGCGCTTGTTGTAAAGACATCAAATGTGCCGTAGAGGATCGAGTAATTCGTCAGCCAGGGCATTTGTATACACATCGGCCGCCTTTTCCCCGATGTAGGTCCTGAAATCATCACAACAACAGGTTGCGCGTATAGACTCTCCGTTCCAAACAATTTGAGGATGCTTTCCGTGAACTGGACACGTTTCCGATTCTAACTCCCGGGTAACCCGGTCTTTAATAGATTGAATGTTCATAGTAATATGATTATTTGACAATAACAAAGATAATAGCTAAGGGGGAGGTTCGCAATAGGTAATAGATTATTTGACAGATTTTCTCTAAACGGACTAACCCCTTTATTTAAACTAACCAATGAAAACCGATACCATCCTGTCGAAAGCCGAGACCCGCGTAGTCCTGTGTTATGTATTCGGATTGATCGGGAAAGAGGCAGCCACGGTGCTGAATGTCTCCTACAACACGATCATCCGGCACACGCAGAACATCTACGACAAGACGGGAATCCCGAGGTCGATCAACTCCATCGTTTCTTGGTGGTATCGCATGAACTACAACATTGATCTGGGCGAGGAGTTCAAGGTTTGCGAGAATCTGGGGATGGTGATGAAGGAAGCCGGGCGGCGAATAGGGGCTATGTGCCTGATGATCCTTCTCTGTGCCTACACCTTTTTGGGCGGTGATTTCGAACGGACATCCCGTCGGGCACGCCGGGGACGAAAAAACGAAGTTGAATATTTAATCGAAGGATAACCATGACGACAACGGAAGCGATCAATCATTTGGCGGGACTTGACGTAAAGTGCCGGATGCTCGAAACAGAGTGCGGAACCTTACGTGAAGAACTGCGGACCAAAGAGCAGCAGGGAATAGATGCGACGAAGTTCTATGCGGTTGCCATGACTACCGAAGAAGTTGCAAAGTTCCACGGAGTTTCGACCGTCCGGGTCCGGGACTACGCACACCGGGGATTGATCCCGCAGCACCCCAATTCGACGGATGGCAAGATGCTGTTCCGGGCCAGCGAGGTTTTGAAACTCAATTTTGACGAATTACGGAAAGCCAAAAAGATTTTAACGCGATAGCTATGAAGATCATCGAACATATCCGTCAGGACGGTCCCTTCGGGGAATACCGGATAGAGCTCACGGAGGAAGAACGCGAGGACAGGGTAGATGGCATGACCTTCCGGGCGCTGAATATTGCCGAACGGGTATACAACCGCTTCGGAATCGTGGCTGCCATGCTCGTCGCCATTCCGCTGGCAGTTTGGTCGGACTTAAAATAAAAAATCATGGAATCCGCAGTTGACTACAACATCTACAAGAGCCGCTTCATCACGGGGCAGAAAAGACACCCTCGCGCGGTTGCAGAGGTTTGCCTGAAAGACGAGGCCCTGCGTCAGTTCTGGCAGAATGTGATACGGGCCGTCAGAAACGATTCCCTCGGAGAGATCGACGGAGAGGTATTTACGAGCGACTATATGGGTGTCTGCCTCGGCCCCTACGATGTGGAGGTGAAGCACATTTACAAATGGACCGAAAAGCGGGGCGGCGACAGCTATATGGGCTTTTGTGAGGAGTATGCCGATCTGGAGGAGAGTTTCGAGGTCGTATCTGCCCGCGATGTGGACTATGACGAGAACTTACCGGGACTGGTCGCTGCACTGAACGGATTCTATGCGAAAAACAAACTGAGATTGCACTAACGTCCGCCCTACGATACGGGGCACTTGGAGAGTTACTCAAGTGGTGACGAGGTTTGGTTGCTAACCAGATAGGCCGGTAACGGCGCGGGGGTTCGATCCCCTCACTCTCCGCACTGATTGTTTAACCAATAAAAAATTTCACTATGGAACGTAATGTAGTAACAACACCTACTGAGGTAACTTTTCTGATGCCTTCTACGGCCAGTCTCGGAGAACTGAAGGAGATGACTCCCGATTTCTCGCTGACGATGAAGTACAAGACCGCCGACGATTGGGCGGCCATCAAGGGACAGGAGGTTCGCGCCTTTTATATGGGTACGAAGGAGATACCCAATGACGAGGGCGAACTCGTTACATGTGGTGTTTTCGTCACGCAGCAGGAGTGTTTCATCGCGGGGCAGAAGCTGTTGGTCGAAGCTGTTCGGCAGCTCGATACCCGAACTCCGGTAGCTATCACCTACAAGGAAAAGAAGGCCAATAAATCCACCGAAGGTGCAACCATGATCTTCGAGGTCAAAACATTAACACCTGTCCGGTAATGAACCTCGAAAGTGTTATATCCGCTCAAGAGTTAGAGGGCCTTGATCCTGGGGTCCTCGATACTCTGGGCGTTTCAGAAACGGTTCTCTCCCCGCTTCAGTTCGACCGGACGGAGTACACGCCCTTCGAGGAGTTCCTGCACCGGCTGTCGCAGCTTCCGGAGAAGCCCAAGAAAGTCCACAACTACTCTCTGAGCGTCAACGGCAGGGTAGCGAACGACCGGATGGAAAAGTACCTTGCGCACGAGGGCGAGAGTTCGTCGCTGCTGAAAGAAGCGCTTAAGTCACCGCGTCACTACCTGGTCGCCCGGAACATGGAGCTGAAGCCCCGGAATACGGACCATTTCGAATTGGGAACCTTCGCGCATCAGGCGATCCTGGAACCTTCGAAATTCGAGAAGGTGATCGTGGAGCCGAAGAACAACCGCGGGCAAATCAATGGCGTCCGCAATCTAATCGGCTTTTACAGCGATCTGCTGGGCATTCCCCAGACCGCGATCCTCTCGTCGCTGAAACTCCCGGCCCTGAAGGACATGCTGTCGGACCTCGAAACCCGGGCAGTGAATATGGGCTACACCTCGATCGGCGAAGATTATTCCAGCATCATCCGGACGATGAAGGTTTCCTTCAAAACCTATGGCGGAGGCATCCTCCCCAAGATGATGCAGTATGTTAAGACCGAGACCTCGATGTACTGCAAGGACCCGTCAACGGGGTTGAAAGTCAAGATTCGTCCCGACGGTCTGCTGCTGGAGGAGAATTTCGGCATCAATGCGATTCTCTCGGTAAAGACCACGTGTGCAACCTCCGTCGAGGCGTTCATGCGCGACTGCGCGAAGTTCCGCTATGAGCTGGCCGAGGGGATGTACCTGAAAGTTGCCAGTGAGATCACGGGTCGGCGGTTCACGGCGACGGTGATGATTATGGCGCAGACGGTGATGCCATACCAGGTCGCGGTGTTTTACTGGGACGACGAAGATTTGGAAGTCGGCAAGTATAAGTACGTGCAGGCAATGGACATCGTGAAACAATGTATGGATGCGAACTCATGGCCGGGCTTCGACTCCAAAGCGGAATCGGGAGCCTACGGGATTATCCAATGCAAGCTGCCCGACTACATCAAATCAGAGTTGTTGCCTCAATACCTTCCCGAATGATGAACCGGGCGAAAGAGATAACCGACCGGGCCTTCAGCCTCTACATCCGGCGGCGTGACTGCCCCGATGGGGTAGGACGATGTATCAGCTGTGGAACGTTGATAACCGTTGAGACTTGCGACTGCGGTCATTACATTCCGAGAGGGAATATGGCGACAAGGTATTATGAGCGAAACTGCGCTGCTCAATGCCGGCCATGTAATCGCTATAAAGACGGCAATTTGGCGGGCTTTACCATTGGACTGGTTGAAAGATACGGCGACGGGATAATCGAAGAACTGAACGCCCTAAAACACACAACAACGAAGTTTTCCAAGAGTGACTACGAAGAACTGATTAAAAAGTACAAACCATGAACAATCCTCAAAGCAAGATTTTGGCCTACCTCAAACAAGGAGGTAGACTGACGGTCCAGAAAGCGATTCATCTGTTCAGTACAACCGAATTGAGACGCATCGTCAGCCGGCTGCGAAAAAGAGGTCATCCGATCCGTGACAGGGAATTGAATGCTATCCTTAGCGATGGCAGACAAGCCAGATTCAAGGAGTATTACCTGCAAAACGAGTAGCGGTGGAAGGGTGGATCAAAATACACCGCAGCCTGCTGGATTGGGAGTGGTACTCGGATACGAACTGCGTCCGTCTGGCCCTTCACTTTCTTTTGAAGGCGAATTACAAGCCGAAAAAGTGGCAGGGTATTACCATCGTCCGCGGGCAGCTTGTTACCAGCAGGGGGCAGCTGTCCGAAGAGACCGGACTTTCGCAGATGCAGATACGCACCACGATCGACAAGCTGGATAAATGCGGGTTCATAACCAAGTCGGCAACCAGTAAATACACTATCGTAACTATCTGTAATTACGATTCATACCAGCAGTTGCAGGATGGTTATGATGATGGTTGTCAACCAACGGATAACCAGCCTATAACCAGCGAACAACCAAGTGATAACCAAGTGATAACCACAACTAAAGAAAGTAAGAAAGAAAGAAAAGAAGAATATAGCACACACACAGTAGTTTCAGAAAAGGGGGTTGTAGGGGGAACCTCCGCGGAGCTGGTGGCGTGGATCGGCGAGAACGTTCCGACCATCGCTTCGATGCCCGAGCCCATCACCGAGACGAACGCTGTCTGGATGCTGCGCAAATATTCACTCGAAGACATCCGGCGTCTGATCTTCACGATGCACAGCAAGCGAGCCTACCTGAACAATGTGAATGCCTACGCAACTTTCGTGAACTACGCGAAACTCGACAAATCCCTGAAGGATCGCCCCGGGGTGAAGTACTACACCTACGCCGAAGCTATGCCCCAGGTCTACCGGCTGGGCGGGAAGATCGAAGATCACTTCGTGCTGGAGATGGTCAACGGGCAGAAGTTATGGCGAAAGAAAACACGCTGAAGTGGCTAAATCCGAATTCTACACCTGGCTTCATAAATCCGACTGGGCCACGAAATGCGACATCGCTTCGGTCGATCCGAATAAGTATCTGAACGAATTTACTGTTCAAAACAATGAAGCACGAATATTTCGATTTTGAAAAAGCGCAGGCCGGGGCCGCTTTGGTGACACGTGCCGGCTATCCTGCAACGGTGTACACCTTCTGCCGGCGGTTTCCGGCCTATCCGATTGTCGGAGTGATTCATTTCCCGGATTACAATTTCGTGGCTACATGGACACCGAAAGGTCGTGCGACAAAGTTGGAGCAGCCGCATGATAACGATCTGATGCTTTGCACTAAATAAACCAAACAACATGAATAACACGGTTAAAAAATGTACGGTCTGCGGAAGTAATTACACGCTGGATCACTTTAGGCGAACGGCACTGTCCTCCGATGGTTATGCCAATATCTGCAAAGCGTGCGCAAAAACACGCAGGAGTAATAAGCAAATGAAGATTACGGGGGTGGGCAATCCGGAATTAGCAAGGTTTCAACCTCGCGAACTCATTGAGGAGTTAAAAGCCAGAGGTTACTCTGGTAAGTTGACTATAATACGGGAAATTCAACTTTTACTTTTGCAACTATGAACAAAGAGATTAAAATATCGATTAAGAACCGCTGGACCGATTCTATTCTGTTCGAGTATTCGAGCGTTGATAACACAATCGCCAAAACACTTGGCGCGGCTCTAAAAAGCGGAGCCAACCTGCGCGAAGCTAACCTGTGCGGAGCCAACCTGTGCGGAGCCGACTTGTGCGGAGCCAACCTGCGCGGAGCCAAAGGTGTATACATGGCTTGCCCCACCGACGGCAGTTTTATTGGCTGGAAGAAGGCTTCGGGCTATGTCGTGAAGCTGCAAATCCCGGAGGATGCCCGTCGCAGCTCTGCCGGAGGCGAAAAATGCCGTTGTGACAAAGCCTTTGTGATTGAGATTCAGAATGCTGATGGAACCAAAGCCGACATCGACACAATTCATTCGAACCGTGATGCGAACTTCGTGTATACGGTCGGCGCTACCGTCGAGGTTTCTGCTTTTGACGGTGACCGCTGGAACGAATGCGCCTCTGGTATCCACTTCTTCATCGACCGCCGGGCGGCTGTGGAGTATTAACGATAGAGATATGAAAGTCATTGAACTGTATAACGATCATTTCCAGAATTTCAAGTCGTACAGCATTCCAAAGGCGCAGCTTATCATCGCCGACGTGCCGTATAACCTGGGAGCGAATGCCTATGCCAGCAATCCAGCATGGTACGTGGACGGAGATAATTCGAAGGGAGAAAGCGATCTTGCCGGGAAGCAGTTTTTCGACACAGACAAGAACTTCCGTCCGGCAGAGTTCATGCACTTCTGCTCGCAGATGCTCCGAAAGGACAGGCCCGTAAAAGACCCGCAACCGACGGAAGGAAAGGGTAAACGGACGTGTGGGGCGGCTTGCATGATCCTATTTTGCCCGTTCGAGCAGATACACTACTACATTGAGCTGGCTGGGCGTTACGGTCTGAAAAAGTATATTCCGCTCGTATTCCGCAAATCCTTCTCGGCTCAAGTTCTCAAGGCCAATATGAAAGTAGTGGGCAACTGCGAATACGGTCTGATTCTTTACCGGGATCGCTTGCCGAAATTCAACAACGAGGGCCGGATGATCTTCAACTGCTTCGACTGGGTACGCGATCCGGACACCCCGAAAATCCACCCGACGCAGAAACCCGTGCCGCTTTTGGAACGATTGATCGAGATTTTTACCGACAAGGGCGACGTGGTTATCGATCCCTGTGCCGGAAGCGGAACTACCTTGCTGGCTGCGGCCCAATGCGGTCGGCGCGCCTATGGTTTCGAGATCAAGAAGACTTTCTGCCGCGATGCCGAAAAATTCGTGTTGTCGAGGATACAGCAAAAATTATTCTGACCATGACCCACGCCTCCCTTTTCAGCGGTATCGGCGGTTTCGATCTGGCTGCCGAGTGGGCGGGATGGACGAACGCCTTCAACTGCGAGATAGACCCTTTTTGTCGAAAAGTACTGAAATACCATTTTCCCGATGCCGAACAATATGAAGACATACGAACAACAGACTTTACCATTTGGCGAGACCGTATCGACGTGCTCACCGGCGGATTCCCCTGCCAGCCG